GCATCCTCGAATAGTATGCTCATGGGTGCCTTCGTTAAACGAGCTAAGCGTGCTATCTTCAATGTAGACCGCAACCTGCTAACGCCGCTCGTGACTAAGTGCCTATGGCGTTACATGCAGTTTGACCCGGTACGCTACCCGGAACACTATGACTTCCAAGTCAAGACGACAATGGGAATCGTAGCTCGCGAAGTAGAAGCCATGCAGCTTACGCAGCTTATGATGTCTCTGCCAGAAGAATACCATCAGGTTAAGCTGGTACTGGCGCAGGGCATCGTGCAGAACAGCACAGTCGCTAACAAGACGCAGATACTACAAGCGGTCAACCAGATACTAAATCCTCCGCCGCCTACTCCTGAGCAGCAGCACATGCAGAAGCTACAGCAGGAAGCGGCAGAAGCAGAGCTACAGGACAAGCTGCTTAAGAGTCAGCTAACGATTGCTAAGATCCGCGAAACCCTAGCCCGTGCCGCAATGGAAGGGCATAAGGCAGGCGTGTCGGATCAGCAGATACAGATAGAGCAGGCCCGTCTTGCTCAGGAATGGGCGAATATCAACAACCAGAAAGACCAGATCGCCGTATCTCGCGACAAGTTGAAGATAGACAACAAGAAGGCAGACGCGGCACTTATAGCCGCTCACAAGAAACCCACAGGTTCTAGCCAGTAAAACTGTGTAATTTAACAGGCTATAGCCTGTCACTTTGGGAGAAGTGTCTTGGAAATGAATGATATAAAGTTCCTCAGTGATGCGGACAAGACGCGCTACATGATGTATGACCGGCTGTTTAGTACAACCGGATGGGCAGCAGTAGTAGCTCTATGCACCGAACTGGCCGCGCAGGCCACAAACCGCGCAGCGTTCGCTAAGTCATGGGATGATAACCGTCTAGCCATTGGCAATGGGTATGCCTATACCCACATTGCTAACTTGCAGGATTTGACCGAAACCGAGTACCAGCAGAAGGCGGACGCGGCGAAGGCAGAGGCGCAAGCAGCAGACGAGACAGCATTTGAGTAAACTGATAGCAAAGCGTCTACCGTTTAAGCCATGTAAAAAATGTGGCTGTACGGAACGCTATGAGAATGGCATGGCCTGTCCGGCTTGTGCCAAGATACGCAGCCGCAAGAGAATGCGGCTTTACCAAGGGTTGCCAACCCCCACTAAAGCAGAAGTAACTGCTTGTGAATGTTGTGGTAGACAAGGCGTTATGCGCCTAGATCACGACCACGTTACCGGCAAGTTCAGAGGATGGCTTTGCCATTCCTGTAATGCTGGTATAGGGCTGCTTGGTGATGATCTTGCGGGCCTACGGGCAGCGACAAGATACTTGGAGGAAGCGTGTCGAAACTGATTCTTTTCGATTTTGAGTGTCCGAAGCATGGTCTGTTCGAGGATCTGGTACACCCTCATATCCATGAGGCCCCGTGTCCCCGCTGTAAGACGAACGCGCTTCGGCAAATCTCACCTGTACGGATAGACAGAATGGGTATGGCCCTTCAAGAAGGGGCTTCTCCGACATCGGTAGACCATTTTGAACGTCTGCACAAGCAGAGAAGGGCAATCGAAGATAGACGGCATCGTGACCACGGCGACTACGGCCCAATGGCTGGCAGCGACGGCGGAAGCGGATACCCGGTTATCACCGACCCTGTTTGAGACTGAACCAGAATCCCACGAGGGACGGTAAAGGAGTTTTATGACTAGCTTGGTAGACGTTGCAATCGAAGTACCCGGAAATCTAGACACTATAGAACGTGATCTTCGCGAAGCGGTAACTAACTCGAAGACTCAGGAAGTCAAGCCAAAGACAGTAGACGATACTGTAGACGACGAGATTCCTGTAAAACTACGTGGTAAGTCGCTGACTGAAATCGCAGACATGTATCGTAACCTAGAAGCGGCTCACGGCCGCATGGCTAACGACCTCGGCGCACAGCGCCAGTTGTCAGATCGGCTACTAGAACTAAAGCGCAGCGACGACCTCGGGCAGAACACGCCGCCTAAGAAGCCTGAAAAGGTGTCTGTGACGGCTGCCGATTTGCTCGAAAAGCCAACTGAAGCTCTAGAGAGATTCGCGGATTCCCGCGAAGCTGCTGTAGTAGCGCAGGTAAACGACCGACTGAATCGTGTAGAAGCTGCTCTTGTGCAGCGTGAGTTTGCTGCGAAGCATCCTGACGCGAACACAGTAGCGCAGTCACCGGAATTCATTGATTGGGTTAAGGCATCCCCCGTTAGACAGCGGGCAGCACAAGCTGCTGTGCAGGGTCACTTTGGGGCTGCTGACGACCTATTGACTGAGTTCAAGGCTATCAAGCCTGTCAAGGTTAAGGAAGATGACGAGAAGCAGGAAGAAAACCTTGCTGCTGCTCGCAAAGCGAACCTAGACGGTGGTGGTGCTGGTAACTCCGATCCGGGGAACAAGAAGTCAGGAAAGGTGTATAGCCGTTCCGACCTAATGCGTCTCCGTATCGAAAAGCCAGAAACCTACTACAACGAAGATTTTCAGCAGGAAATTACCATTGCCTACGCGCAAGGTCGCGTAAAGTAGCTCCCTCTCCTCCTCTCCCCGATCCCTGATTCTCACTCTCCCAACAGGACTAAAACATGGCTCTTGGCACAAACAATATCGTCGTATCCGCTGTTCCGAACTTTGTTCCGGAACTGTGGAGTGACGAGGTTATCGCCGCCTACAAGGCGAATATCGTTGTTGCTCAGCTTTGCAGAAAGCTGAACTTCCGCGGTAAGAAGGGTGGCAGCATCCTAATCCCGACCCCAACCCGTGGACAAGCCTCAACTAAGGCTGCGTCTACACAGGTTACGCTTATTGCTCACGGTGCGGACGCTGGTCTAACTGTGCAGATCAACAAGCACAAGGAATACTCACGTTTCATCGAAGACATCGTAGACGTACAGGCGATTGCCTCTCTGCGTCGCTTCTACACTGACGATGGCGGCTACGCCATTGCCAAGCGTGTAGACCGTGACCTGATCCTTCAGTGTGCGACTTCTGGATTGACTGGTGGTACTATCGTAGAAAATGCGAATGGTAACATTGATTCAACCAGCACGTTCACAAACGCCCGCATTGGTGATGACAGCGCCGCTTGGGCGTCTGCCGGTGCCGGAAACGACGTGGACTTGTCGGATCTTGGTATCCGCCGTTTCGTTAAGCGTCTAGACTCTGTAGACGCCCCGATGGCGGGCCGCTTCCTACTTGTTAGCCCGAACGTAAAGGCTGACTTGATGGGACAGGCGCGTTTCACTGAACATGCGTTCACTGGTGAAGCAGCGTCGAGCAACACAATCCGCAACGGCTTGGTTGGAGACACATACGCGGTAAACGTGTACGTGACTAACCAGCTAGCGCAGGTTGGTGACGGTAACGGTACCTTCGCTCACGACCTTCTGTTGATGTTCCAGCGCGACGGCCTTCTGCTTGTAGAGCAGATGGGCGTTCGTACACAGACTCAGTACAAGCAGGAATGGCTTGCTGACCTGTTCACAGCCGACATGATTTACGCGACTGCGGGTCTCCGTGGTACGTCGATTATCCCGATTGTGGCTCCTGCCAGCTTCACTGACGGCTAATAGTCAGTAGTCAAGGGGCTCCTTAACCGGAGCCCCCTTTCTAAAGCGCTCAATATAGAGTGCTTCATTAAGGGAGACAAATTATGTTCACGAAAGAAGATTACGCCAACCTGTCGGTTTTCCTATCCCGCGCCCCGTACAACGGTCTACAAGAAGCCTCGGTAGCGCTGGTACTGTTTCAGAAATTGCAAGCACTGGCCCAGCCAGAAGTAAAGGAAGTTCCCCCAAGTGGCACTGACGACACTAAGAACGGTGATAAATAGAGTTCTCACCGCTGTTGGTGAAACTCCTGTCGCTGCTATCGTTACCGACCTTACGACTCTAGTCCAGCTTAAGGCGCTGGAATTTATTAACCAGATCAAAGAGGAAATTGAAGAAGCTAGCCAATGGCGCTCTCTGCGTCAGACATTTGCCGTAACAGTCGCCCCAAACACGAATTCTACCGCGATAGCGGGTACAGACGAGCGTGCAAGAGTTATCCGTATACCTGCTCCGCAGGCCGGGCAGCTAGTGCCGCTCGTTTTTGACGTTACGGCAGCCAACAATCAGATTGCTCTCTTTGAGATACCTCTAGCCGAGCTACTATACCGTGTTAAGCAGGACAGCGGGCAGACGGTAGTACAGCCTGACCGCTTTGCGGTAGACAATACTTCCGGGCAGTGCGTGCTTTATGTCTATCCTACGCCGAACACCTCTCGCAGTATCTCCATTGCGATGCACGTTCCGCAGGCTACACTTGTTCATACGGACCTAGACACAGGTATTCTTACCCCTACTCTCCCTTTGATTAAAGGGGCTATCTGGTATATCCAGCTAGACCGTGGAGAAGAAATGGGACCGGGTGGGGCATTCACAGAAGAACGCTACCGCACTTCGCTAGATGACGCTATTGCCCGTGATAACGCTGAATCCGGTACTGGCGACCAGCTTGTAACCGATCAGATCCCTTGGTGGGGTATGATAGGTGGGCAGCAGTAATGACGGGCCGTTTGGTCCGCATAGGCCCCAGTAAGCAGCTAATACCACTCACTACCGCTGCGCCGGGTAATCGTGGGCTTAATCTACAGCAAGAAAACACGGTACTTCCTCCTCAGTGGTCTACTGAGGCACTTAACGCGATCATAGACCAGAGCCATAGAGTAGCTTCCCGTCTAGGAAACAGCACAGTTACGACTGTGCCTATTGCTGGTAGTCCTGCTATCAGAACTCTATGGGAACAGCTCAGAGCAGACGGTACTGGTGATA